TTTGGAGGACGGGCTGGCGGACATTGATTGTGCAAAGACTGAACGCATCAATGAATGGGATCAGTTTTCGGAGGCAATCGTATGGTTGGCGCAGCAGAAGCACGACTTCCGAACGGTGGCGATTGATACCGTGGATTGGCTTGAAACGTTGATTCACAAAGAAGTCGCGAAGCAGGCTGGCAAAAACAGCATTGCCGACATCGGATATGGCAACGGATACAAGCAGGCAAACGCCTACTGGGCAAAGATGATCAGAGGTCTGGACTGGTTGCGGATTGAACACGGAATGACAATCATTCTGCTGGCCCACTCCGAGATCAAGAAGCACCAAGACCCGTTACTGGATTCCTACGACCGCTACCAGCCCGCACTTCACGAGCAGGCATCGGCGACGTTGCAAGAGTGGTGCGATGAGGTCCTGTTTGCGAGCTACCGAGTCTACACCCGCAAGGAGGATCAGGGCTTTGACAAAAAGCGGACCATCGCGAGCGGCGAGTCAGAGCGTTATTTGCGGTGCGCGGAAACGCCGGCAGCACTGGCGAAAAACAGGTTGAACATGCCGGGGGAAATTGAGTTCAGTTGGGCGGCGTATGCTCAGCACATCAGTGGTGTTTCTTCAGATGCGAAGGGTTGATGAGTCATGGCGAATCTTTCTGATTTGGATATGAACAACGTGCAGGCGGAAACAGTCCGTCAGGCACTTCCAGCGGGTGACTATCCGGCGGTGATTGTTGAGAGTGGAATGAAGGTGCCGAAGTCCGGCGGGGCCGCGATGCTGGAACTGGTCCTGCAGGTGCAGGGACATCCGCAGTTCAGCGGCGCGAAGTTGTGGGACCGTTTGAACATTCGGCACGCAAAGCCGGACGTGGCGAACATTGCCAAGCAGAGGCTGAAGGCAATCATGGACGCCGTGGGACTGGCCAGCATCTCCGACAGTCAGCAGTTGCACAATCGACTGCTGACCGTGACAGTCGCCCAAGGCGAGTACAACGGCAAGCCGACAAACGAGGTCAAGGGCTACAGCCCGAAGCGGTCGAGCGGTCAGCCGATGACGCAGACATCCTACGCGGCACCGTCTGCAGGTCCTGCGAATCCGTTCGGCTGATGGTTGTGTGTTGAGGGGTTCGAGACCCGGCAGCGGTCAACGCTGCCGGGTGTTTTGCGGGAGGGGTGGTTGTGGAAGCACGTTGGTATCAGAGCGAAGCGAATCATGCCGCATGGCAGTACATCCACGACGGGCGAGGAAATCCGCTGATCGTGTTGCCGACTGGCGCGGGCAAGTCGATCGTGATTGCATTGTTGATTCGGCAGGCCGTCGAGTGGGGCCAGCGTGTCTTAGTCGTGGCACATCGCAAAGAATTGCTGCAACAAAACGCCGACAAGATCCAGCGGCTGACGGGGCTAAAGGTCGGAATCAATTCCGCTGGACTGAATGAGCGGGACATCGACAGCACAGTGATATGCGCGGGGATTCAGAGCGTCTATCGGGACGCTGCAGAGTTCGGCAAACGCGGTTTGGTGGTGATTGACGAAGCGCACCTAATCAGCGACGACGGCGGGAGCATGTACCGGCAATTCCTGGACGGGTTGCAGCAGCACAACCGGAGGTTGTTTTGTGTTGGATTGACCGCGACACCATACCGCACGGGTGAGGGATCGTTGGCGGGTGAGGGCAAGTTGTTCAGCGGCGTGTGTTATGAAGCGAAAACGGGAGCGTTGATTGAGGCTGGATTTCTCAGCAAGCTGACGAACAATCCGGCAGACAGTCAGGCCGATCTGAAGAACGTCAAGGTGAAGGGTGGTGAGTTTGTGGCGGCGGAGATGGAGGCCGCATTTACCGGCGATGCAATCATTCACGCAGCCGTTTGCGAGCTGACGATTGCCTGTGAAAACAGGAAAACCATTCTGGTGTTTTGTGCGGGTGTGAGTCATGCGGAACAGGTGGCACTCGCCCTGCGGGATCTGACCGGGCAGGAGGTCGGATTGGTGACGGGCGAGACTCACGCAATCGAACGTCAGCGGGTGTTGTCGGATTTCAGAAACGGCAGTCTGCGGTGGTGCGTGAACGTGGACGTGCTGACAACCGGATTCGATGCGCCAGGCATTGACGCGGTGGCCGTCTTGCGGGCCACGATGTCCCCCGGTTTATTCGCTCAAATCGTGGGGCGTGGCCTTCGGATTTCTCAGGGCAAGACGGACTGCCTGATTCTGGATTTCGGGGGCAATCTGCAGAGGCACGGGGCACTGGATGCGGACGATTACGGGATCAGCAAACCCCGCAATTCAGACGGCAGTGAGGCACCGTCGAAGGTCTGCCCGAAGTGCAAAAACGAAGTCCATTTGTCCGCCGTCAAGTGCAGTGAGTGCGGGCACCTGTTTGTCCGGCAGATGGATCAGACACCCAGACACGGTGACGAGATAGACACCACGAGCAGCATCGTGGGAGCACCGGAGCCGCAATGGTACGACGTTCAGGAAGTCCACTGGCATCTTCACGCAAAGAAGAACACACCGGGCAAACCGCCTACGCTGTGCGTGTCGTACTATGTCAGCGACGACACAATGCCTGCCGGAAATCTCGGCTGGATTGTGGTGCGTGAGTGGGTCTGTTTTGAGCATGAGGGATTCGCACTATCGAAGGCGTTTGCATGGTGGGATGCGAGATCTGTTTTCCCGTTTCCCGCGAGCGTGGCGGAGGCAATCACGGCACTCAATCACGGGTCAGCGCGGAAGCCTTCGCGGTTGCTGGTGAAGAAAGATGGTCAGTGGGACAGGATCGTTCAGGCTGAATTTACTGAAGAGAAGCCGACGATGATTCGAGAACTGACGGCACAGGTCAGCGACTTCAATGAAGATTGTCCGTTTTAGGAGGATGACGTGGCAGACGATTGTCCGGTGTGCTTAGAGGGCGAGCGGCTGACGTTTCTGACCGAGTACATCGCGCACGATATGTTGCCGGGAGGTGTGCACATATCGCGAATCGAGACACCCGGCAACAGTTGGGACGGGGCCAGCATTCCGCGCTGGGCGTGGTCAGTCATGGGCCACCCATTGGCGGCAGACGTGCGGAATGCGTCATACTGGCACGATAGGATCTGTGAGGGCAGCGAGACGCCGGAGGATAGAATGGTTGCCGATGCGGTGTTTCTGATGATGCTGCGAAGGGCAGGCGTGAGCAGGTGGCGACGGTGGGCTATGTGGGCTGCCGTCCGGTTTTATGCGGTTTGCGTTTGGAGGGTGAGACGATGACGAAGCGAGTGTGTGAGAATTGCCGATGGTGGAGTGCAGGGCCAACAGGATACGGCTATTGCCGCAAGCGACCGCCGATCGTTTCAAGCAGCGACGAGTCCTTTCCGTCAACGCACAAGTCGGTGTGGTGCGGCGAGTGGGCAGACGCGAGCGTCACGCCGGAGCAGGAGGAACGGCAGGAACTGACACGGCGGTTTGCGGTGGCGATCATGAGCACGGTGCATGGTGTTGATCTGTCGGATGAAGGCTTGTGGACGGCAGCGAAAAACATGGCAGCAGCAGAACCACAGATCCAGAGGGAGGACGGCAAGTGAAATTGCGAGCAATGGTTTTGCAATTTGAGCCGGCACTGGGCAATTGTCGATGGGTGGATTTTGCGAGCCGGCACAAATCGCACCTTTCGCTGGTGAAGGCGCTAAAGGCCGGCGTGAAACGTGGTGAATGGAGCGGTTGGCGATTGATTACCGTGCATCAGCAGTCTATTGGGAATGAGGAGGAAAAGCAGTGAGCATATCCGGCACAATTACCGGCGTGACGATCATTCAGGCTATGCCAAAGTGCGAAATCTGCGGTACGACAGGCATTGACCCAGACACGCAATGGGACGCTTGCCCACGATGTCACGGCGCAGCCTGCGGCAAGCCTGTAGTGTTTTTGGTGCTGTCGCCAGGCAGCGGACAGACGCGATTGCGGCTACTCGATCCGCCGTCCATTGATTCACGCCACTACTCAGCATTGGAAGGCGTGCGGATTTGGGGCAACGCACAACAAATTTTGATCGGCGATCGGGTCATTGCCGATCGTGTTGGATATACACAAATTCGATTAACGGAGGCGAGACAATGAGCAACGAACAAACACAGCAGGCAGACGACCCGAGCGGGCCGGGATGGCGGGATGTTGAGGTAGGTGAGGTGTTGCGGCATACGGACATGTTCCGCGATTCCATCGGCGCGTGGTTTTTCACAGAAAACAAAGGACTCTCGGTGCGCGAGGGCTGGGAGCGCACCTACCGCCGACGCATCGAGCAGCAGCAGCCACAGCCACAGCCACAGCCAGAGCCACAGGCAACCCAGGACGACCCGAGCGGCGAGGGCTGGCGGGACGTTGAGCCGGATGAATTGTTGCAGGACGGCGACATGCTGAAAAACAATACCGGCCTGTGGCTGCGCACGATGGCGCCTGGGAGGCTCGCACGCGATGCAAAAGGCATCACATACCGTCGACGCATCGAGCCACCACAGCCGAGCGACAGCGAGCCGGAGACGATGGAGGATCTGCGGCGACGGCTGGATGAGTATGAGGTGCTGCTGGCTGAGGCTGGAGGGTCCGGCGAGCAGGTCAACGCCGAGCTGCAGCAGCTGCGGGAGCAGTTGGCGACGTTGACACGCGAACGCGACCGGTACCGCAACCAACTGGCCGGAGCGATCGAGCACAGCAAAGCACCGGAGGCACAGGCGCAGCTTGTGGATCGGCTGCAGGCGTGGTTGCGTCCAGTGCTGGAGGTGGTGGCAGATCATCCTGACCACAGCAGCATATTGGCTGTTTCAGTGCTGGAATTTCTTCCACAGATTGCAGGCAGGTTGATTGAGGAATAGTGATCGACTCGCACGGATGCGCGTGGTAGGATGCGCGTGGCGGTGTAGCAGACCGTCACCAATCAGACATGCCCGGCAGCGTTGCCGGTTTCGCCCACCAGTCTCGGCTGCTACCCGAGGCTGGTGGGTTTTTGTTTGGA